TCGTAATAAACTTTTTTAAAACAACTTCCAACAATTGGAAGATAAAAAAGCATTTGGTCAAAGTCATCAAAGTATTCTTCCATACTTTCTGTAATTTGATAATTTAAAAATTCTTTTACTCTATTAGATTGTTTAACAGTGTCGTCTGTTTTCTCTCCAATAATTTGTGTTTTGACTGGACCACCAGACGGAAATAATTCTTTAATAGCTTGTGATTGAAATTGTACTGCACCCTCAATCATCATAGGGTGGTGAGCTGAACAGGCACCAGGAAAAGGATTTTGTGTTTCTTCTATTTTTAAACCTAGAAGGTCCATTCCTTTTTTAATAGTTTCTTCATATTCTTTTCTTGATTGTACGTCTGCCTCAAACGCCTCAATCAATTCATGAGATATTTCTTCTAAGACTTCATCATCTAAATCTTCTGCTATATTATCAGAAATAATACTACTAGGTTCTTCTATTGTTTCTTCTGTAACAATAGTTATTTCCTCTTCTATTAAAGGATTAACATCCCCTAGTCTTTCTCTAACCATTAAAATATTCCTTTAAACTTAGTCCCTTTTATTGCAATACCATTTCTTCTTTTTACACTACCACTAGATGAGGAGGATGTCTTCTTCTTTTTTACCATACCACCATCTTTTTTTGTAACAGGTTTAGTTGTTAATTTGTTTTTAATTGAATCAAAATTTACTGTTTTATCTAATTTTGATTTTGCTGCTCCTAATTGAGTTTTTGCAAAATCCATACCTACTAATGCTTTTTGAACAGCCGCTTTACCAAATTTATTGTAGGCATCTTGTAATCCATCCATGCCTCTGCCTGAGTTTTCTTTTATAAACTTTTTAATAAAAGGTAAAGCTGTTTGAATTGTTTCTTTTTTTGAACCAACCATTAAAATACACCTTTAAACTTAGTTCCTCTTACTGCAGCACCTGTGCCTCTGGATTTAGGCTTAGACTTAACTCTCTTCTTGACAGCTCCACCCTTATTGTATTTCTTTGCTTTTACAGGATTCATTTTTTCTTGTACTGACTCTGGTAACATAGAGAAACCTTTCATTGCTTCTCCGCCATCTGCCATTTTAAGACCCATGTTTTTTTTACGAGCGTTCATCATGCCACCCATGTTCTTTTCTGGAATGTCTACTGGAGAAGTTTCTTTCATATAATCAACAGCTGCTACCCCTAAATCTCTAGTTACTGTAATTGGTCCAGTAACACCTCCAAGACCTATTTTTTTTAAATTAATTTCTTTACCTGATTCTATTTGATTGAGAGCTTCTCTGCCTGCACCCGTACCCATTAAACCTATAAGTAATTTTTTAAACATACCCATTTTTCTAGCTGGAATTTTACCGCTGCTAGCATCTTTAATTTTATCTATTTTCGCCTGAAGTTTTGCTAATTTTTTTTCATCGCTGCTCATTACTTTTCTCCTTGTTCCTTCATGTGGTCAGACATCTCCTTGGCTCGATTAGGGGTCTGCTTCGCCCATCTCGAATCAAGCATCTGAACTGACGCTTCTGTATAATTAGGTGGACTGCACTTGAGTGCCTGCCACATCATCTTAAATTTAGAAACACCATTTCCTCCTAATTGAAATACCATCTCTGTTACTATATTTTGTGCTTCTTCATTTACTTCTGTTTTTTCACACATATACGTTGCAGTGTCTACTGCGTGTTGTAAATCTTTTTTAAGGATATCTTCGAGATATTCTTTCTCGTATACCTTGCCGTCTTCCCAGTGGTCTTCCACACAGAGGTGTCCATAACCCACAGTTCTCTTGCCTAGGCTGTCTAAATACACCTGGTCACGAAAACCTTCGTGCCTCTTTACTGAGTCTAATAGTGATTCATTCATTACCAATAACTTCCCTTCGGTCCTGTTGACTCCTCAAAGGGAGCATCCTGTGGATGATTAACCATCCATCCTTTTCTTAATCGTATTAATGCTTGGGATGTTGAGTCTACCAAGTCATCGTGTTTTGTATTTGGAAACGCTGCACACTGAGATACTACCGTCTCGGTTTCGTCTGTATCTGGTGCCCAAATTCTTCCAGCCTCAAATAGAGGAGTTATAGAGTGTACTCTAGCTAATTTATCTAATTTCTTAGGATTGAATGGAGTAATAGGTAATCCCGTTCTCATGAGCTCTTGCACGAGGGATAATCCACTTGCTTTAGCTTCTACTAGCACCAGGTCTGGCTGGTGTTCGTTATATAAACTTATTGCTGCATTCTTGAGTTCTGGAAATGTTAACCTCTCCCTAAATGAATCTAGGAGAATAAGATTGTATCCACCCTCACCGCTGAACACACCCCACGTTGTACACGCAGAGTAATCCGAAGTCTGACTAACTGTATAGGCTGTATCCCACGACTGTAATATATAATCACACTCTGGTAAATTTTCTTTCTTCCAGTACTTCCACCACCACCTCTTGATGACGTTTCCCTCTTCGATGGATGGGGTCTGATTGTAAAGCGAGGACCACTCACGGGTTCCCACTGTTTTCTTTATTTCTTCTAGACGCTCTAGGGGATAGGCATCCTCCCACAGTGGAGAGCCAACCTTTAAGTCTAGCATCTTTGCTGCCCTGTCGTCTAGTATAGCTGGGAACTCTACAATGTCCCAACCCTCGTGTCCTGTCTCTCTTAGTATCCATCCAGCCAAGTCATCCTCGTGCCATCTTGTTTGGATAACAATAACACTGCCACCTGGCATTAATCTTGTGTAAGCCGTTGACCTGTACCAGTCTAGGAGGTTACCCCTCATCGCTGCGGAGTCTGCCTCTTCTCTACCCTTGATGGGGTCATCAATTAATAATAAATGGGCACCTCTACCAGTAATAGCGGAGCCAGCACCCACGGCATAATACACTCCACCCTTCTGGGTGTGAAAGCGTCTTACACTAGCGGAGTCTGTAGCTAAATGTGTGTCTGGAAATACATCGGTGTATCTTGGGTCCTGAAGCTGGTTCCTGACCTTACGACCAAAGTCATCCGCCAGGTCCTGAGCATACGTTGAGCAGATAATATACTTATCTGGGTTCCTCCCCATATACCACGCTGGAAAGAATTCTGACGTTAGAATGGACTTACCGTGACGTGGTGGCATAAAGATTGCCAGTCTCTTGACCTCACCCCTCTCCACTGCCTCTAGCTTCTCAGCTAGCTTCTTGATGTGTGGTGGGGTTTTGTACTCCTCCATCTGAAACTTTGCGTAGCCGAGTAGGCTATCCTTAGCTTCATTGCGACTTTCTAGTTCTTTAACTCTGTCTACCAGTTGCTGGAGTTGTTGAATCTTTTCTTCTGTTGTGTTGGGTATCTGCATATGTATCGCATCCCTGCGTTTTCTTTTTTTGGGGGTTATTCCAAATCAATGGTAGGGTCGAAAAATAATGGGGTCATTTCTCCCATATAAGCACCCTTGATGTTGAACTCGTAGTATTCCCTTGCCTCGTCTTCATCCATTCCATCACGCTCCTGTAGTATGCTTATAATCTTATTTTCGTCATATACCAAAACATTGGTCATTCCACAGCGACCTGCTGTACCCATTATAGCTTCATCGAAGCCATCCGCCTTTAATAAATCATCCATACCTTTACAATAGTCATTTAGCTATATTTAGCAAGGGCATAGTGTCTTTAAAACAAAGGGGGGTATTCCCTGTGCTACCACAGTATGTCGGTGTGCACTATATGGATGTTAGGTAGCGTCAGATAATTGGGGGGGTGGGGGTCAATATTATATGTATTCTGCCCTTTATACTTACTGTTGCGTGTAAACAGTAGGGTAGGGGAGTGATGATAGTATTGATGCTACATCTGACATTGTCGCATAATGTACATTACAGGCGTAATGACTACAGTGCTGAACTGCATTGCCCTATGCTTTCTATGTTTCTGTAATATCTATAAATAGTTGTAGTTAGTTCTTATTAATAAGAGATACATCTTAGTGAATGCAATAGTCAGGAATTAATCCTGCACTCAAGATGTCTTCTAATACGTGTCTATTCACACTCTAATCTATTTCTATTTAGGCGTGACAATATCTGTATTGGGTTGTTGCTTCTTCCAACAATCCATGCAGAGAAATTTATTTAGATACTTGTTTATGATTG